GTTTCCCAGTCACGATCGCCTCGCGATGCCCGCTCCCCCGGCTTTCGTGGCTCCCGCTCCTGCGGCTGCACCGGTCGCCTCTGGTGCCCCGTTCACTGACGGCAAGGGCCTGATCGACTACGTGATGGGTGCCTACAAGGCTCTCGGTCCGCAGAAGGGCGCTCAGATTCAGAACGTGCTGGTCGGTCTGGGTTACCAGAACATCAACGATGTCAAGCCCGAGCACTACGGTCAACTGTACGCTGGCGTTGAGCAACTGAAGGCAGCATGATCATGAGCAACCTCCACAACCATGCTTTGATGGAATTTCGTGCTGCTGGATGGACCGATGAAACCGGCAAATTCAACGACGAAATGCAGCAAGCAATCTGTGAACATGTGATCAAGCTGCTTGATGTTTTTGCAGATGAAGGGCATTCTGGTAGTTCAGCGCCCTATGCTGTTGACTTGTTCAAGAAACTGGCAATGTTTGAACCAATCGTGCCATTGACTGGCGAAGATTGGGAATGGTGTGAAGTACGCGAAAACGTATATCAGAACCGCAGATGCAGTCATGTTTTCAAAGACAGCAAAGATGGTCAGGCGTATGACAGTGAAGGGCGCGTCTTTTACGAATGGCGTGAGCGCCCACTGGATGAAGACGAACCGGGTTACCCCGGCGTCAGACGCTACAAGACTCATTTCACCAGTCGTGACAGTCGTGTGCCAGTCACTTTTCCATACACGCCAAAGCGCGAATATGTTGAAGTGGAAGTCGAGCAGCAACCTGCCGACGACAACGATTTCCCACTGGGTAAAGCCTGTGACCTGTCGGGTGACGGCACCTGCGAGGCTTGCCAATGAGCGACCACGCCAAACTGTCCCCCTCGAAGCGCAGCCGCTGGGCCTTGTGCCCCGGCAGCATTCGAGAGGAGGCCAAGTTCCCCGATGAACGCAGCGGTGCTGCCGCCATCGACGGAACCCACAGCCACACGCTGCTGGAGTATTGCATCCAGCACGACCGGTTCATTGACCCGATGACGCAAGTCGGTGCCAAGTTTGAAGACGACGATGGTGACTTCGTTGTTGATCAAGCCCGCGCCGAGCGTGTCAAAATCGCCGTGGACTACATCATGGAGCGATCCATGAACGGTCTGTTCAAAGTGATCTCTGAGGAGCGTGTGGACCCCAAGCACCTGCTGGGTCGTGACGATCTCTCGGGCACCGTGGACTGCCAGATCATCGGCCCTGACTGGATCGAGATCATCGACTACAAGGACGGCATGGGCGTGGTGAGCGCCGAGGGCAACATGCAGCTTGAGCAGTACGCCTACGGGGTGCTGGCAGGCTACAAGCTGCCCATCAACGTCGAGTACCCGGTCAAGCGGATCATCATGACCATCATCCAGCCCAAGCTGGCTCTGAAGGGCATGAAGCCCATCACATCTTTTGAGCGTGATGTGCGTGACATGCTGACCAACATGGGTACAATCATCGTGCAAGCTGCCGCAACCGATGCACCGGATGCACCGCTTGTACCGGGCGAAAGTCAATGTAAATTCTGCCGCGCCAAAGGCTCCTGCGCCGCGCTGGCAAGTAACGTAATGAAGGAGGTAGGAATCATGTTCCAGCCAGTCGTAACCCAAACGCTCGATGTCGCGCAACAGTCTGCCGACAAAGACCCGGCCCAGATGGACGATGCCCAGATTCGTCAGATCATGGAGGCCGCACCCCTCATGCGCCAACTCCTCGAAGCCGTTGAGAAAGAAGCCCTGCGCCGTCTGGAGGCAGGCACCCCGATCCCCGGCCTCAAGCTGGTCCACGGCCGTGGCTCCCGCGCTTGGGCGCTGCCCGAGGAGGAGATGGCCGAGAAGCTGGTCAAGATGGGCATCCCCAAAACCGCGATCTACGAAACCAAACTCGTGACCCCTGCCAAGGCTGAGAAGCTGACGTGGGAAAAGCGTGACGGCACCAAGGTGTCCCTGACCGACCGCCAACTCAAGCGGATGGAGCAGGAGTACGTCACCAAGCTGGCTGGCAAGTTGACCGTGGTCCCTGAATCTGACAGCCGTCCTGCTGTCATCACCAATGCTGCGCCGATGTTCAGCGCAGTCGAGGCAGCACCCGCTGCCGAAACCCTGCCCTCGTGGCTTTCCTAAACCGGAGTAACTGTAATGTCTGAAATCATTTTCTTCTCGAACGTCCGTCTGTCTTTCCCCCACCTCGCCGAACCCCAGCGTCAGGTCAACGAGCAGACCGGCAAAGAACGCATCTCGTACAACTGCGAGTTCATCATGCCGCAGGACCACGCTGGGTTCCAGCAGTTCATGCAGAAGTACGGTGCGATGGCACTGGAGAAGTGGAAGGAACACGCCCAGACCGTCATGGGCATGATCCAAGCCGACCGCAAACTGCGCTGCTTTGGTCGTGGTGAGGAGAAGGTCAACAAGAAGACCTTCCAGCCCTACGATGGCTACGCCGGTCATGTGTTCATCACCGCTGGCCGCGACTCGCAGCCGCAGATGATCCAAGCCGATGGCTCCCCCATCGACCCCGCCAACACGATGGCCTACCAGCAACTTGCCCGCAAGATGTACGGTGGTTGCCGAGTCAACGCTGCCGTCAAGCCGTGGCTGCAAGAGAACAAACACGGTCGTGGCATTCGTTGCGACCTGATTGCTGTGCAGTTCGCTGGCGATGACACCCCCTTCGGCGAGGGTGCCGTGGACGCATCGAACCTGTTCGGCGCTGTTGCTGGTGCTCCCGCTGCCGCCCCGGGCTTCGCATCAACAGCGATGCCGGGAATGCCTGCTGCACCGTTTGGTCAAATGGCTCCCGCTGCTAACCCTATGGGTGTCACTGCTGCCGCTGTGGCAGGCCTGCCGCCCTTCATGATGGGTCAGCAGTAATTGTTTTGGGATGACGTGCTTGCATAGAGAGGCTGCAAGTTAAATGAGGAGCTGCGGAAGCACATCGCAAGATGGAAAAGGGGAACTAACAGCGTCATCCCACCCACCCGGTAACAGTAATGAGTAACGACTATGTGTTCGACATCGAAACCTACCCCAACGTCTTCACGTTGGCGGTGGAACATGCGGACGCCCCGCTGCGCTGGATGTTTGAGATCAGCGACTGGCGCAATGACTCCCGCGAGATCATCGCGTTCCTCCAGTTTCTGAAGGAAACCAACGCCCGCATGGTGGGCTTCAACAACCTCGGGTTCGACTATCCCGTCCTGCACACGCTGATTCGCATGGGCAAGGCTGACGCTGCCACGCTGTACCAGAAGGCGATGGCGATCATTGGGTCGCAGGATGAAGACGGTGATCGCTGGATGCACCTCGTCAAGCCGTCTGACCAGTTCGTCACCCAGATCGACCTGTTCAAGATTCACCACTTCGACAACAAGGCCCGGGCCACCAGCCTCAAGGTGCTGGAGTTCAACATGCGCTCCGACAGCATCGAGGACTTGCCGTTCAAGGTGGGCACCACGCTGACCCGTGAGCAGGTCGATGTGCTCAAGAAGTACAACCAGCACGATGTGGCGCAGACCAAGGCGTTCTATCACAAGAGTCTCGACATGCTGCACTTCCGTGAAGAACTGACGCGCAAGTACGCCCGGGACTTCATGAATCACAACGACACCAAAATCGGCAAGGACTACTTCGTCATGAAGCTGGAAGAAGCCGGTGTTGCCTGCTACGACTATGGCGACAAGGGCCGCACACCTCGGCAGACCAAGCGCCCGGTGATCCACCTCAAGGATGCTATCCTGCCGTGGATCAGGTTCGAGCAGCCCGAGTTCACCCGGGTCATGGAGTGGCTCAAGCAGCAATCAATCACTGAAACGAAAGGAGTTTTCAATGACCTTACTGCTTGCATCAATGGTTTTACTTTCGTGTTTGGTCTTGGCGGTATTCATGGAAGCGTCGAGTCAGAGATCATCGAGTCCGATGACGAACAAGTCATTGTGGACCTTGATGTCACTTCTTACTATCCAAATCTGGCTATCTGTAACGGCTTTCATCCTGCACATCTAGGCAAGGATTTCGTTGCCATCTACAAGCACCTGTTTGAGCAGCGCAAGCAGTACCCCAAGAAGTCCGCTGAATCGGCCATGCTGAAGCTGGCACTCAACGGCGTCTACGGCGACAGCAACAACCAGTTCAGCGTGTTCTACGACCCGCTGTTCACCATGAGCATTACGCTCAACGGGCAACTGCTGCTGTGCTTGCTGGCCGAGGGGCTGATGACGATCCCCGGGCTGCGCCTGATCCAAGTGAACACGGACGGCCTGACTGTGCGGGTGCCGCGCAGCCACAAGGTACTGGTCGATCTGGCCCGCATGGCATGGCAGGAGCGCACTGGTCTGAACCTTGAAGAAGCCATCTACAAGGCCATGATGATCCGCGATGTCAACAACTACATCGGTGTGTTCGAGGATGGCAGCACCAAGCGCAAGGGTGCCTACGAGTGGAAGGCTGGCTGGCACCAGAACGCCGGTGGCCTTGTGATCCCCAAGGTGGCCGAGAAGGTGCTGGTCGAGGGTGCGCCGATCCGGCAGACCGTGCAGCAGTGGCCCGACATCATGGACTTCATGCTGCGCACAAAGGTGCCGCGCTCCAGCTATCTGGCAATCGAGTGGGACGGTCAGCCGCCCCAGCAGTTGCAGAACATCACGCGCTACTACATCGCTGAAGGCGGTGGCCGTCTGTTCAAGTGGATGCCGCCGCTCAAGGGCAAGACTGAGTGGCGCAAGATCGGTGTCGAGTCGGGCTGGGGTGTCCAGCCTTGCAACGACATCAAGGACGCCGGGAAGCTGCCGGTGGATTTTGATTACTACGTCCGCGAGGTCGAGAAACTTTGTTTGGGGTTGGCATGAAAGCAAGAGACATTCAAATCGGCGGTGACCACTACAAGAACATGGGCGTCGAGCCTTGGGACGTGGTGGACACATGGCCCATCGAACAGCGCATCGGGTTCTACCGTGGTGGTGCGCTCAAGTACGTCATGCGCATGGGCACCAAGGACGAAAACGTCCAAGAGATTCGCAAGGGTGCGCACTACATGCAGAAGCTGGCCGAGGTGCTGCAAGAGCGTGACGACGAAGCAAAACACCAACTCGATGCGGGGTGCCGAGGTGCTTGAAAAACAAATCGAAGCCAAGGTCTGCGAGTACGCTCGTGACAAAAACGTGCTGGCCTACAAGTTCACCAGCCCTGCCCGCGCCGCCGTGCCTGATCGCATGTTCGTGCGGCCCGATGGTGTGATCTTTTTCATCGAGTTCAAGCGCGGGGGCCAGAAGCCCACCGATGCACAGGAACGTGAGCACGACCGGCTGCGCCGCCACAAAGTCAACGTGTTTGTGGTGGACAACGTAGACAGCGGCAAGATGGTCATTGACATGATGGTGGCCGGATGCTGACACCTGACCTGCTCCACGGCTACCAGCAAAAGGCTGTCAACTTCCAGTCCACGCATCCTCACTCAATGCTGTGGCTGGACATGGGGCTGGGTAAGACCGTGATTACACTGACCACGCTGGCCCACCTGATCCGCACCGGCTTCCTGCGCGGCGTGATCATCGTGGCCCCGATCCGAGTCATCCGACTGGTGTGGCGGCAGGAGGCTGCGAAGTGGGAGCACACCAAGCACCTCAAATTCAGCATGGTCGCGGGCACCAAGGACCAGCGCACCCGCGCTCTCCTGCGCCCTGCTGACGTGTACATGATCAACTACGAGAACCTCGGCTGGCTGGCCGAGACTCTCCAGACCTACTTCGTCAAAAAGGATCGCCCGATGCCGTTCAACGGGATCATCTGGGACGAGATCAGCAAGATGAAGAACTCCAGCACGAACCGGGTCAAGGCGTTTCGCAAGATCGCGGACAAGTTCGACTGGACCACGGGCCTCACTGGCACCCCGGCCAGCAACGGCTACAAAGACCTCCACGGTCAGTTCCTTGTGGTGGACCGGGGTGAGCGTTTGGGCACCAGCAAGACGGCCTTCCGCACCCGGTTCTACCGCAAGGTGGGGCCGTACAAAGAGGTGCCGTATGAGGACACCGAGGACACCATTAAGAAGCTGATCGGGGACATCACGCTGGAGATGTCAGCCGAGGACTACAACCCGCTGCCTGACCTGATCGTCAACAACATCGAGATCGAGATGCCTGACGAGCTACGGGCCAAGTACGACAGGCTGGAGAAAGAGTTCTTCATGGTGCTCGACAGCGGCAAAGAGATCGAGGCGTTCAACCAAGCTGCCCTGACAAATAAGTGCTTGCAGTTCTCCAACGGTGCCATGTACCCGATTGCCGGGATGCCGCTGTGGGAGCCGGTGCATGACATGAAGCTGGACGCGCTGGAGGACATCATCGACGAGGCGCAAGGTTCCCCGATCTTGTGCGCCTACGCCTACAGGTCTGACGCCGAGCGCATCATGGAGCGGTTCAAGGCGCTGCGCCCGATCAACCTGACCGAGTGCAAGAGCGAGGCGTCCCTGACCAACGCGATGCACCGGTGGAAGACTGGCGACTGCCAACTGATGATCGGCCACCCGGCTTCGATGGGCCACGGTATCGACGGCCTCCAGAAGAATGGTCACATCCTTGTGTGGTATGGCCTCAACTGGTCGCTGGACCTGTACGAGCAGTTCAACGCCCGGGTGCGCCGTCAGGGTCAGGGTGCCCCGGTCATGTGCCACCGCATCCTGATGCAGAACACGCTGGACCAAGCGCAAGCACTGGCCCTCGACGAGAAGGCCACAACACAAGCAGGACTGCGCAACGCAGTCAAACAGTACCGTCAATCCAAAGGAGTATGAGCATGAGTTATGCAGAAGTCGAGATGAAGGTGGTGCAGTGGGGCGAGGCCCGTGGCATCGTGCAGAACGCCACTGCGATGTCGCAGGCCATCAAAACCCTCGAAGAAACAACCGAGTTGCTTGCCGCCATCAACAAGAAGAACATCGAGGAAACCAAGGACGCCGTGGGTGACATTGTGGTGACCTTGATCATGGTGTGCGCGGTGCTGGACATCAATCTGGTGGACTGCCTCAAGGGTGCCTACAACGAGATCAAGGACCGCAAAGGCTACCTCACAAAAGAAGGTGTGTTCGTCAAAGAAGTGTGATACACTTGTGTCACACCAACCACCAAAGGAGTAATCGTGATCCGTGAACTGTATGACTGGGTGAAGAACATTTACACCACCCCGAGTGCCGAAGCCATCGCACTGCGGGAACTGGAGGAGTCCAAGCGCAGACTGTTGGATGCTCAGAGCAGCCGTGAATACGCCGACTCGATGTGCAAGTATTACGAGGCCAAGATCAAGCGCCTGACGGTTTATCTGCACAAAGCCACCGAGGAGCAATCGTGAACACATGGCCCTTCCCTCCCCCGGGCGGGCCTGTCCCGTGGACCCCACAGCAGGAGCGCGAGTACCAGCGCCAGCAGCGCCAACAGATACCGGAGGCACCGTTTTGATTGACCCGAAGACCAAGCGCATCACGGTGCCTGTGACCAAGGACATCGACCTGATCCGTGAGCGCATCAAACGCGACACAGGCATCGACATGACCTACGTCCAGATTTTCAACTTCCTGATCCACTTCTACGTGGAGCGGGCCAACGAACCCAAGAGCAAATGGAGGTCGTTGTCGTGAGGAAACGCAGCAAGTACCGACCCAAGGGTGTCCGACTCGATACGATTGGCTACGTCATGGAGAGCCTCAAACCTGTCGCCAAACATGAAAGCTACCCGCTGGACCTCAAGATCAAGAACAGCGAGGCGATGGTGGCGCTGATGCGCGGGTCAGCGGTCAAGGGTGATATGGACACCCTGATCGCCATGTCCAACATCGTGGAGGCGCTGTACCAGCTTGGGTTCGGTGCCGAGTACAAGGACGTGGCGGTTGACGGGCGCGAGGCGATCCTCAACATCATCCATCGTGCGGTGACCACCAAGCGGTTCGTGCCCACGGCCGAGCAGATCAAGGCGCTGCAAGACCTGATGGAACTGCATGATGCTCAGATGGACGTGATCACGATCAAGGACATGGAGCGGGCGCTGGCGTTTGCCAACACCCAGTTTGTCAACAAGCGAATGACCGTGCTGCCCAAACTCGAAGGAGTGCCGCTATGAACTGCTGCGACGAATATGGAGACTGCCGCCAAGGGCGCGACTGCCCGGTGCGCGTTGCCAAGGTGGGTCAGCGATACCCCAAGCACCCGCAGCCGGTGTTCGTGCCGTACATCAACCGGCAACTCAAGGCATTGGCAAAGTGGATGTTGCTGGCAATCCTTGGTTGGCTAATCTGGGTGCCGCTGATTTACTTGGCCTTGCGGGCGTAGAACAGGGTACGGTCACCGAACAGGTAGAACCCCACGGCAGCGGCGAAGTTGTCCACCGAGTCGCTGTCCAAGTTGTTCAGCTTCAGGTACGCCCATGTGCCCAGCACAATCATGGCGACAGCGGGTCGCATCAGGCGCACAGCAGCCTCGACCCACGGATATGAGGGATTGGTACCACCCGCATCATTCATCGCCTTGAACATGTCCAGATCAAGCTGGCGCATCTTGACGTACTCGTCCACGTTCACCGGCTTGTAGGTGTCGGTCTGTATATACCGACCGATCAGGGATTTCCCTAAGTCAACGGCCAACGGGCCGAGGGCGGCGAGGATTGTCAACGGGTCCATCATGGGTACTCCTTGCGAGGTAGCTGCCAATGCGGGCCGTCACGCATCTTCCAATTTCCACCCCATTCCACCGGGATGCCAAGTTGCTTGGACGCTTCCTGCATGGCTGCGTTGATCTTGGCGTACAGGGGCCACGACCAGTCAACCTGATCATCCACCCAAGCCCCGAGGTCCACCGCTTTGGCGAACCCATCGGCTCCGGGGATATGGCGCGAGTTCATGGTCTGACTGGCCCCTGCCTCCACCAGCTTCATCTGGCGTAGCGGATCGCGGACGCCTTCGAGTACGGTGAAGTCCACCGTGGTGATGTTGATGGCCCGCTCGACGACCTTGACCAGATCGGGGTGTACACCCTTGAGTCGTGCTTTTGATCGAACGCCAAGGGTGTACATGTCAAGCCTTCCAGTGACTTGTGATCCAGCCGATGATGCCACCGACACCCGAGGCGATGGTCATGCCCATCCAGAAGCCGCCTTTGGATTTGTTGGCGAGTTCAAGAAGCTGGTCAATCTGGGATTCCATTTTGTCCATCTTTTTGTCCATCACCTGCACTCGTTCCCACAGGACGCCGTATTTCACTGGATCAAAGTTCGTTTCGTCAAAAGCCATTGCGCACTCCGTCATAACTTCCCGGAATTGTATTCAAAATTAATTACTCCGCAACAAGCGAGTTTTGGACTTCAGCGGCCGGAGCAAGCATGTTCACGGCGGCAGGGGTGCGCAAGACTTTGGACGCAGCCTTGCCAGTTTTCTTGAAAGGGTCAGCCAGCTTCTCGCCTTTGGCTTGGCGGGCCATCGCCTTCTCCAGTGCCTTGGCTGCTGCTGCCGGGTCCAGCATCTCAGCAGCCAACTCGATTGCCAGCTTCTGATCCAGCTTGCCTTGCATCCGGCGCAGCAGATCGTTGGCGACTGTGATCACGTTGTTGATGAAGTTCGGAGCGCGGACGCTGCCCATAACCTCGGTGCCCATCAGGTTCACGTCAGGACCAGCACCCCGGGCGGCAGCGGCTTGCGCCTCTGCTTGACGGGCGCGGGCCAGATCGGTGCGAACATCCTCGACGATCTTGATCTGTTCGGGCGTGAGCACTTCAGACAGGCTCTGGAACCGCGATTCACCGGTGGCCCGCTTGATGGTGCCCGGAGCATTTTCCAGCGCGGTGGCGAACCCAGATGCCCGCAGGCGGGCGGTTTCCTCACCCAGTGCTGGCTTGAGTTTGCCCTCAAGAAACTGACCCACTTCCATCTGGTTGATCGGCTTGCTCTGCGCGGCAAAGGTTTCCCGGGCGGTCTTGTATGACGGGGCTTTGCTCTCGGCCCACTCAAGGAACTGGGCGCGGGTGCGACCGATGGCCTTGGCTTCGGCCGAGCCGATGCCAAACGTGGCCGGGTCTTTGATCAGGTCATCGAAGGCCATCTTCATGGCGTGGAGGCTGCTGCCCGGGTACTTGGCAACTTCGCCCGGTATCACGGTCTGACCCAACGGACGACCTGCTTCATCGACAATGCTGGATGGCACCACTTGTGCAGGGCGGTTCTGACCGATCTGGAAAGGCTGACCCTTTTCCGCAGCCAGATCGCTGGCGCGGGCCAGCACCTTGACCAAAGATCGTGACTGGGAAAC